CAGTGAATATTGGAGATACAACTGGTGGGTTCTATCGTCAATTCAATGAAACTCTTTCTACGAACCTTGATCCTTTAGCTCCTGGAATGAATGCTACAGAGTGGAGAGATAGTGTAGCTAATACCTTATTCCATGAAGCAGCTCATGGATTATCAAAATCGGGTCGTATACTTGCACCTTATATGAATCAGATTGATCCTAAAGCAACTTTAGCTTGGGCTAACGAATTGGTTAAGAGTGGGCAGTTAACTGAAAAAGATGTTGAATACTGGTCCGATCCTTATGAAGTTATGGCGAGAGGAGTTGCAGGAAAATTGCAGCTTGCAATGAATCCTAAGGCTAATGTTGCTACAAGTACATATGAAACTAATAAACGTCAAGCATGGCCTCCGGAGTATGATGAGTTAATGTCAAACCTAGCTCAAGGTGTAATGACCGGTAAAATGCCTATAGCGACTAAAAATATTGGTTTTATGGAAACTCTTTCTAGAATGGCGACTGATGTACGCACGGGGCGTTTACCTCAAGCGTTAGTGGGATTTGCAACTGGAGGTGTAATTCCAGGATCAAGTAACGAAGATACTGTCCCCGCGATGCTAACTCCAGGTGAGTTCGTTGTTAACCGTCATACTGTTGGAATGTTCGGTCCTCAATTTTTTCATGCCCTGCAAGAAATGGCAAAGATGAGAGGTGTCGCTTCACCTGAAAGTGTTTTAGCTGGAACTCATGGTGCATTAAAGTTTGCATCCGGTGGTACTGTTCCTAAACTACCTAAAGTATCTTCTCAAGTCACTGAGCAGAAAATTACAGTAGCCAACGTTATGGATGAAGAGTCTGTAGGACAATTTTTAAATACGAAGAAGTACGGTGAAGTACTTGTAAATAAACTAGGTTCTGGTGTGACTCGCCGCATGATGGGAGGTCAAGGTATCTAATGCGTATTCCTAAACCAATAATGGTTGCTTTAATCACGTTTGCTTTCCCTGTCGCAGTGTCTGTGGCATTTTTTCTACAACTCACAACGATTGGCGAAGTCTTCGTTTCTACTCAGGTTGCTCTTTTATCATTCTTGATCCAAAAGTATTTTTGGAGTGAAGAAGATTATCATAACGTCAGACGATTTTTATTCAGGGAGTAGTAAATGCAGGTTCAATTATTTGGGTTTACCTTAAATGAAGCGTCTTTATACGTCACGAATGATAATGTTGATCATACGTATTCGGGTATAACTTATACTGCAAGCGCGATTACTTGTAAGGAATTTTCTTATGATTTAAAAGAAGTTATGGGTGAAGCATCCATAAGTATGCCTTTCTTACAATCAGGATTTCTTGCAGGCGCAGCGTCACGTTCAATCGAAGGGGCAGTACATATCGACGTCTACGAATTTGAGACGACTGATGATACTGCTACTCTTGTCTTTAGAGGATTTGTTAATACGTTTAAAGTTTCAAAGGCGATGTTGGATGTTCAATGTGTTTCATTTATTGAACATGCACGAGATAATTATGCCAGAATGATTTTAACGAGAGTATGTAATCATAGGTTATACTCTGCACTTTGTGGGGCTAATGAAGCAAGCTATACGTTTACAGGAACTATTGTTGGCTTTTCTGTCGATAGAGTTACAGTTGAGGTTTCAGGCATTGGCGCTGGTAGTGGGTATTTTACTTATGGTTTCTGCAAATGGCAAGGTGCTTACAGGCATATTGTAAATGATGTTTGGAATGGTTCGACTAGATATTTAGATTTAATGCACTTTGCACCAACTGCTTGGGAGATTGGTCAAGGGATTTCAATTGTTGCAGGTTGCGATAAAACAACTTCAACGTGTTCTTCCAAGTTTGGTATGTTTCAGAACTTTATGGGATTTCCATATGCGCCTTATGAGTCTATTCGTTATACAGGTTTACGGACGACTACGATTAAAAAGAGTAAAAAATAATGTCTATCCTTGAAACATGGTTAGCTGAAGCTGAATCTTGGGTTGGTACGCCATATGTTACTGAGGGTTGTACGAAAGGTTTTAAAGGTGGTTCTGATTGTGGGCATTGGTTTATTAAAATGATTTTAGCCGTGATTCCAAATAGTGAAAATGTGGCTTTTGTAATGGATATATCCCACGTTCAATATTTTAAAAAGAATGTTAGTGTTGTCGATAAAGTAATGTCACCTTTAGCATTTCAAGTGACGCTAAAAGAAATTCAACCTGGCGATGTCGTATTTTTAGAATATCGTCGAATTTCGTCACAGCCTTGTATTTACGTTGGAGATGATCATTTTATTTATTGCGATACATCAATGCGTGAAATGGTAAAACGCCCTTTGCCGGGAAACTATATCGAACGTATTGTACACGTATTTCGATTTAAATGTATAGCGGAGGAACAATAAATGTCACTTTTAGGTTTTGCAAATCCGGCGATGTGGTTGGTTAATGCAGGAATGGCAGGTTTAGGTTACCTTCTTTATAAACCGAAGCGTAATCAAAAACCTAAAGCACCTGAGCTTGAATTTAAAATGAGCGCCGTAAAAGTCGGTACCCCTATTCCAGTTATCTTTGGTCACGCTAAAGTTGGAGGCTTGACAATTGAATGGGGTGATTGGACTGTTGTTGCTCATAAACAAAAAATGAAAGGTGGTAAATCGTCCTAATGGGTGGCTTAGGCGGAAGTAAAATTACGATCACTACGTATACGTATCGAATTAGGACTGCTATGGCAATTTCATTCGGTCCTATTGATGAGTTTATTCGTCTCGACTATAATAGTGATTATAAATATTACAACGCCGGCCGCTCAGGTAGTCCCCTTGTTTTAAATACTTCAGAGAATGTTTTGTCAGGTAGTATTTACTGGGGTGATGAAAGTCAAAGCCCCAGCAGTAATCTCTCGAAAATGCATGAAGGTATGTATTATCGAAATATTGCTTACGCCGACTTTTGGTTAGACCTTGGAGCTTCTCCAGCTATGCCTGCAACTGCGTTCACGGTTACGCGATATTATGCCCCGACTATGAGTGATGGTTCAGGTGTTGGTACAGTCTCTGGATCATGCAGCGGAATGAATCCCGCGACGGTATTATACGATTTATTAACAAATCCATACTACGGATATGGACTTCCAAAAGCACTCATCCATAACGATTCATTCCGTGGTGCTAATAATCAATTAAATGGTGAAGATTTAAGTATTAGTATTTGTATCGCCACCGTTGAACTGTACGCTATAGTTCGTTCTGTTCTAGATTGGATTGATGGTGAACTTATCTACCGTGAAGATACCGGACAGATCGGCTTACGACTTCGCAGAAAAGATTATACCTTGGATCAGTTAATTCAAATTCATGCTTCGGATATTCGTGCTCAAACTTTTGATTTACAACGTCCAAGTTGGTATGGGACTAAAAACGTAATTTATATTAACTTTTTAGACATCGGGCGTGAGTGCGATCAAAACTTAGTTTATGCTGAAGATCTTGGAAACTTTAATCTTACTGGAAATCAGAGAGTCCATGAATTTAATTTCGATGTATTTACTGAACCTGGTATGGCTCAGAAGGTTGCCATTCGTCAGTTACATCGTCATACATATCCATGGGCGAAAGTATCCTTTGAAGTCTTCTCATCTAAAGGTGACCAGCTCGTTGTCTTCGAGCCGTTTTTATTAAGTCATGCATATTATGGCGTTGACGCGGTTTTTAGAGTGACTGAAAAACGCCGTGAAGGGCCGAACGTTTGGAAGATCGAAGCCGTTGAAGAAAACTTTTGTGTCAATGCAGCCTTTGCAGCAGGGTATGATGAACCGTATCCTACACCGCCTTATGTTGATCCAGTATCTATTAATTGGACGTATAAGATTTTAAATTCTTATTATCGAGGATATCTCGTACTTGGATGGTCTGATGATCAAACAACCAATACTATCCTCGACTGTTTTGAAGTAGTTTCGGATGGAGGTTCATCCGCGTGTGATTATGCTTGCGTTGGACGTTTAACAACTCCAATTGATACGGGACATACAGCAAATATTTATGTTAATAAAGATAGGCACTTTCAAGAAGATGCTGCCCTTGTCGGATATGTACTTATTGATGATGAAATTATGAAGATTGATTCTGCGTCGGATTCTGAAGATGAGGTTGTGTACTCGTCAAGTCTAGCTAGTCGTGCTCTTGAAGGTACTGAAGAGGCTAGTCATTCAATCGGTGCGAAAGTATTTGCTCTCGTTTGTCGTGCATTTGTA